GACAGGGACACCTGACGCTGACGCCCGGCGCCTCGGTCGACTATGGGTGGGTGGCGCAGCATCTGGTCGAGCTCTGTGCGCGGTATCCGGTGAAAGGGATCGCCTTCGATCGCTGGCACATCAAGCTGCTGCAGGCCGAACTGAGCCGGCTCGGCGCGACGCTGCCGCTCATCGAGCACGGGCAGGGATTCCGCGACATGACACCGGCGCTCGACGTGCTCGAGCACGAGCTCCTGGACGAGAACATCCGCCACGGTGGTCATCCGGTGCTCACCATGTGCGTGGCAAACGCCGTCGTCACGCGCGACGCGGCCGGCAATCGCAAGCTCGACAAGTCGAAGGCAACCGGGCGCATTGACGGCGCGGTGGCGCTGGCGATGGCATTGGGACAGGCCGCCTCCACTCAGGGCGAGCGCAAGTATCAGGTCTTCGTCGTGGGGTGATCCGATGGAACGCGCTTACTCACTGATCGAGGTCAAGTCCCTGGCGAGCGATGCCCACAGCACGACCATTTCGGGTCTGGCGTCCACGCCGACACCGGATCGCATGGGCGACATCGTCGAGCCGTTGGGCGCGCGCTTTGCCCTGCCGATGCCGCTGCTGTGGCAGCACGATGCGACGCAGCCGGTGGGCCATGTGGAATTCGCGCAGCCGACGGAAAAGGGGATACCGTTTCGCGCGGTGCTTCCGCACGTCAAGGAAGCGGGTCGGCTCAAGGAGCGCGTGGATGAAGCGATCCACAGCTTGAAATACCGACTCGTCGGTGCCGTCTCGATCGGCTTTCGGGCGATCGAGGGGGCCGTCGAGCGACTGAAGACCGGCGGCGTCCGGTTCAAGGAATGGGAATGGGTGGAGCTCTCGCTCGTCACCATTCCCGCCAACGCCGAAGCCACGATTTCTACCGTCCGGGCCCTGGACAGCGAGAGGCCGCGTCTGGCCGAGAACCTCGCTGCACCGGGCCGCCCGACATCAACGGCCGGCGCCACGGCAACCACACTCAGGCCGGGAGGCCAACGATCAATGAACGTACAGGAACAGATCCGATCGCTCGAGGCGACGCACGCCTCGCTGATCGGCCAGCAGACCTCGATCATGGACAAGGCGCGCGCCGAGGGGCGCACGCTCGACACCGCAGAGCAGGATGCTTTCGACGGGTTGACGCCACAGGTCGACTCGGTCCTCAAGGACATCGAGCGGTGCCGGCACATGGAGCGCGCCGTACTGCCGAAGGCGAAGCCGGTCGCCGGGCAGAGTCAGGACGACGCCCTGCAGGCCCGCGCCGGCTCGGTCATCACCATTGGCAAGCCGCGGGTGCCGAAGGGCACGGCCTTCGTGCGCTACGCGATGGCGCTCGCCAACTCACGCGGCTCGATCAGCGATGCGCTGATGTTCGCGCGCCGGTGGAATGACTCGACGCCGGAAGTGATCCGGGCGCTCGAGCAGAAGGGCACCGCCGGCTCGACGACCGACAGTGACTGGGCGGCACCGCTCGCCTATCCGCAGCAACTCGCGGCGGAGTTCCTCGAGCTCCTGCGGCCGGCGACCGTGATCGGCAAGCTCAATCTCCGCCGGGTGCCGTTCAACGTTCGCATTGCGCGGCAGACCTCCGGCTCGACGGTGGCATGGGTCGGCGAGGGATTGGTCAAGCCGACGAGCGATCTCGCGTTCGATTACGTGACGATGGCGTACACGAAAGTCGCCGGCATCGTCGTGATCACCGAGGAACTCGCGCGGCTTTCCAGTCCGTCGGCCGAGGATACGGTGCGTCAGGACATGATCGCGCAGATCGCGCAGTATCTCGACGAGCAGTTCCTCGATCCGGCCGTGACGGCGAGCGCGGGCGTGCGCCCGGCCTCCGTCACCAATACGGCGACCCCCGTCCCGTCCACGGGCGACGATGCAGCGGCCCTGCGCTGCGATCTGCGGAGCCTCTTCACGACGCTGACCGCGGCGAATATCAGCGTCTCGGGATCGGCGCTCGTCATGTCGGAGGTCATGGCGACCTCGATTGGCATGATGACGAACGCGCTCGGCCAGCCCGAATTCGGCGGGATCGGCGCGGCGGGCGGCACGCTCGCGGGTGTGACGGTCGTCACCTCGCAGAGCACGGCGCTCGAGGACATCATCGTCCTGATCAAGCAATCCGAGGTGTTGCTGGCCGATGACGGCGGCGTGCAGGTCGACGTGAGCCGCGAGGCCACACTCGATCTGGCGAACGGCACGGCTCCGGCTTTCAGCCTGTGGCAGCGCAACTGCGTCGGCATCCGGGCCGAGCGGTGGATCAACTGGCAGAAGGCACGAGACGAGGCCGTTGGGTACATCAGCGGCGCCGACTACGGCGCGTGCGCAGCGCCCTGAACCGGGCAGGCGGACGCCGGCGGGCAGTCGCTCGCCGGCTCCGCTCATAGGGAGTTCGGCATGGTCAAACTGATTGCGCGCCGGCCGCTGGTCTATGCGGGCCGGCGCGTGGCAATGGGCGAGACCTTTGAAGCCTCGCCGAGCGACGCGCGTCTCCTGGTCGCGGTGCGATCAGCCACCCTTTCTGCCGCTGATACGGACGCGGGGGCGCCGACCGAGGGGGCCTCCGACGCGCCAGCACCACCGAAGAGGAAGCGCGGACGGCCGCGCAAGGTGCAGGGCGACGATCACGAGCCTCGCAAGCGCACCTACAAGCGCCGGGACATGGAGGCCGAATAGGTGCGACTGCTCGGCTTCGACATCGTTGTGAAACGTGTTCCACGTGAAGCACTCTCGCCGGTGTGGGGATCGCGCGGCAGCAGCGGCTATGGCGGCTGGTATCCGTGGGTGCGCGAGAGCTTCCCGGGCGCCTGGCAGTCTAACGTCACGATCGATACACCGAGCGTACTGGCTTATCACGCGGTGTTCGCCTGCATCACGCTGATCTCGAGCGACATCGGCAAGCTCCGCTACAAACTCGTCGAGCTCGATACGAACGGGATCTGGACCGAGACGGAATCAGCCGCCTTTTCGCCCGTCCTGCGCCAGCCGAACAACTACCAGAACCACATCCAGTTCAAGGAATGGTGGGTCACCTCGAAGCTCTCCCGCGGCAATGCCTACGCGCTCAAAGGGCGCGATCAGCGCGGTGTGGTGACGAGCCTCTACCTGCTCGATCCCTGTCGGTGCTTCCCGCTGGTCGCGCCCTCCGGCGAGGTGTTCTACCAGCTTGCCGAGGACAACCTCGCGAACCTCGAGGAGTCGGTGGTTGTGCCGGCCTCCGAGATCATCCACGACCGGATGAACTGTCTCTTTCATCCGCTCGTCGGGCTCTCGCCGATCTTTGCCTGCGGGATCGTGGCGACGCAGGGACTCTCGATCCACAACAATTCGACCCTGTTCTTTCAGGGGATGAGCCGGCCGGGTGGAATTCTCACCGCACCTGGCTCGATCAGCGACGCCACCGCCGCAAGGATCAAGGCGTATTGGGAAGAGAACTTTTCGGGCGCCAATTTCGGCCGCACGGCGGTCCTCGGCGATGATCTGAAATACCAGCCGCTCACGATCACCGCGCAAGACGCGCAGATGGTCGAGCAGTTGAAGTACACGAGCGAGCTCGTCTGCTCGGTGTTCCACGTTCCGCCGTTCAAGCTCGGGATCGGCCAGATGCCGACTTACCAGAACGCCGAGCTGCTGAATTCGATTTACTACTCCGATTGCCTGCAGTCGCAGATCGAGCAGATGGAAGCGTGCCTGGATGACGGGCTCGGCATCGGCGTCGGGCATCCGAAGGAAGGCCGCACGCTCGGCGTCGAGCTCGACGTGGCCTCACTCCTGCGCATGGACACCGCGACCGCGATCGACACGCTCGCCAAGGGCGTCGGCGGCGGCATCGTGGCGCCGAACGAGGCCCGCCAGCGCCTTGACCTCCCGCCGGTGCAGGGTGGTGATACGCCCTACCTGCAGCAGCAGAACTACTCGCTCGAGGCGCTCGACGAGCGCGACCGCAATGCGCCTTTCGCGAAACCGACGCCCGCGGCGCCGCCGAGGGAACTCGCCGGACAAGCCTCCCACGAGGAAAGCCCCGGCGGCGCCGACGTGGCCAGCGATCAAATGCGCAGGATTGCCGACGGAGTCTTACTGGGGCTCGCGACATGATGGACGGCAAGGCGTTAGGGGTGCAGATCGGGCAGATGGTCCGCGATTACCTCGCGCGGCAACTCTCGCCGATGATTGATCGGCTCACCGCGCTCGAGACGCGCCTCGCGGGCCTGCCGACGCCGCGCGACGGCGTGTCGGGACGGGACGGCAAGGACGGCCGAGACGGCAAGGACGGTGCGCCGGGCCGGGACGGCACCGACGGCCGCGATGGGACCGACGGCAAGGACGGCGCGGACGGCTTTGGCTTCGATGATCTGTCCGTGGCGTATGACGGCGAACGGCGCCTGACGTTTCGGTTCCAGAAAGGTAACCGCGTGCGCGAATTCCCGCTCATGCTGCCTGTGCCGCTCTACCGTGGCGTGTGGCGCGAGGGTGCGCACGCGCTCGGCGACATGGTGACGCACGGCGGCTCGCTGTGGAGCGCTCAGCGCGCCACAGGGAGCAAACCGCAGGAGGGCGGGGACTGGCTGCTAGCGGTCAAGCGCGGGCGCGATGGCAAGGACGGCGCAAAGGGGGAGAAGGGCGATCCCGGCACCACGGGCCGGGCCGGGCGCGACCTGACGCAGATGGGCGCTGACGGGAGCCGGTGGTAATGCCCGCCGATCTCATCACGCTCGACTATGCCAAGGCGCACGTCCGGCTCGATCACGACGTCGAGGACGTCGACCTGATGGGCAAGATTTCCGGCGCCTCCATCATGGTCATCCACTATCTAAAGACCGGCGCCAATTCGTTCATCGACGAGAACGGCGACCTGATCGAAGGCGCCGAAGTCCCGGCCGACGTGCAGTGCGCCTGTGCGGTGCTGGTCGGGATGCTCTTCGCCGATCGGGACGGGACGATGCGGGAGTCCTGGCCGCAGGGTTACCTCCCGTTCCAGGTGACGGCGCAGATCTACATGCGCCGGGATCCGGCCTTCGCATGAGCGTCAAGACCTTCGCCGCCGGCCGGCTGCGCCACCGGGTGACGGTGGAGGCGCCGACCGAGATTCAGGATCCGGAAACCGGCGCGATCACGGTGGTCTGGGCGCCGCTGTGGTCGAACGTCGCCGCCGAGATCGCGCCGCGCTCGGGCCGGGAATTCCTCGCCGCGCAGCAACTGCAGGCCGAGGTCAATACGCTCATCACGCTGCGCTGGCGGGCCGGGCTCACGGCAAAGCATCGGATCGTCCACGGCGAGACGATCTACAACCCGGCGGCGATCCTGCAGGATCCCGACGCCGGAATTGAGTACCTCGTAGTCGCCTGCTCAAGCGGCGCGAACGAGGGCTGACCGTGGACGTATCCTTCCAACTCCACGGGGCGGATGAGATCCAGAAACGGCTGAAGACCCTCGGCGATGAGAAGCGGGTCCGTAAGGTCGCCCGCGCCGCCGCCCGCAAGGGCATGAACATCGTCCGCGACGACGTCCGCCGCCGCGCGAAGGCGCTCGACGACCCGGAATCGGCCGCGGTGATCGCCAAGAACGTCGCAACCCAAGAAAGCGCCCGCGCAGGCCGCCGCATGGGCGCCGTGGTGATGCGCGTCGGCATCCGGGGGGGTGCGAATACCCGCTCGGCCGGTCAAGGCGTGGCGAGCCTCTCCGGCGGCGACACGCGGCACTGGCGGTACATCGAGTTCGGCACCGAGTCGATCGCCGCGCAACCGTTCATGCGGCCGGCGCTCGCCAGCAACGCCGAGCGGGTGGCCGCGGCCGTCATGGCCGAGCTCGACAAGCAACTCACCAAGGCGGGCGCCTGATGTTCCCGCCGGTCTTTTCGGTCTGTGCCGCCGATCCGGCGGTGCTCGCAATCTTCGCGGACGAATCCGGCCGAATCCGGCTCTACCCGTTCGGCGAGGCGCCACAGGCCGATCCGCACGTCTACGCGGTGTGGCAGACCGTCTACGGGACGCCGGAAAACTCGCTCTCATGTCCGCCGGACCTCGATCAGTACGGCGTCCAGGTCGACGTCTACGGCCGCACGGCGGATGACGTCCGGGCCGGCGCCGAGGCGCTGCGCGATGCGATCGAGACGGCGGCGTATGTGGTTTCGTGGAATGGGGAGTCGCGCGACCCGACGACGCGCGCCTTCCGTGTCTCGTTCACGTCGGACTGGCACTCACCCAGGGCGTGAGCTTTCAGGAGAAACAGCAATGGCCGTAGTCACCCGTGGAACGCAGTTGTACTACATGACTCCACCGACCACCGTCACGGCGCTCGCCTGCCCGACGGCGATCACCGGCCTCGACGCGCCGCGCGAGCAGATCGAGACGACCTGTCTCGAGGACACCGCGCGCAGCTACGAGGCGGGACTGGCGACGCCGGGTGCGGCGAGCGTCACGGTGCAATTCGATCCGGCCGAGCCGTCGCACATCGATCTCTACGACATGTGGGTCAACGGCGACCCGCCCGGAAAGTGGGCGATCGGCTGGTCGGACGGCACCGCAGCGCCGACGGCGACCCTGGGCGAATGGACGTTCCCGACTTCGCGCACGTATACGGAATTCGAGGCGACGGTGAACTCCGTCCCGATGGATTTCCAACTCAATGCGGTCGTGACCTCCACGGTGCCGATGCAGATTTCGGGGCTGCCGACGCTGCACCCGAAGTCGACGTAAGGGGGTCGCATGAGTGGGGATCTGACGCTCGATCGCATCCGGGCGATCGGCGGGATTGTCACCGCGAAAACGGAACGCCGCGACATCACCTGGACCGGCACCGATCCGGCGACGGGCGAGCGCACCGAGTTCACGCACACCGTCGAAGTCCGCCGCATGGCCTTCGGCTGGATCGATCGCGTCACGCGCGAGGTGCGCTCGACGGCGACCAACGGCCACGACGAGGCACGCAGCATCGGCGCCATGATGATCGCCGGCGGGATCCTCTTCGGCGGCGAATCATTGGCCTACGAGGACGCGCTGCAACTCGCGCCGTCGCTGGCGAACGAATTGCTGATCGCCTTCTACGACGTCAACGGCATGAAAGCGCCGGCCGAGGAGTCCGACCCAAAAAACTGAGCGGCGCCGACGCGTTCTGGTGCGAACTGGTCATGCACGGAATCGGCGGCGCCACGATCGAAGAAGCGCAGGAGCGGGTGACGTATGCAGAGGCGCGGACGTGGGCGCGGTACATGGCAGAGCACGGCTCGCTCGACGTCGGCCGGCGGCTCGACCGGCGGCTCGAGTGCGGTTTCGCGGCACTCGCGGCGCTCATCGTCAATCGCAGCGGCGGCGACAAGGGACGCCCAGTGACGGCGCGCGAATTCATGGACGTCAAGCCGGCCGAGGAAGAACTGACGCCTGAAACCTTCATGCGGATCGCGAGGACGGGACACTGATGGCGAGCTCTCGCAGCCTAGGCACGCTGACCCTCGACCTGATCCTCAAGCTCGGCGGGTTCAAGGCCGGCGCCGATGCGGCGGCGCGCGAGTCGGCCAAGCTCAGCAAGCGCATGCAGGCCGACGCCGCGGCGATCAGTAGCGCCTTCAAAAAGATCGGCGCCACGCTCGGCATCGGCATCAGCCTGACGGCGCTGACGACGGGCCTCGTCAATGCGGCGGAAGCCGCGATTGAGTACGGCGACGAGATCAATAAGGCCTCGATCAAGTCGGGGATCGCCGTCGAGTCCTTCTCCGAGCTCGCCTACGCGGCAAAACAGAACGACATCGAGCTCGACTCGCTGTCGACTGCCCTGAAAAAGATGCAGGTCACGCTCTCCGAGGCGGCGAGCGGCTCGAAGTCGGCGACGCAGGCCCTATCCGCGCTCGGCCTGACCGCGGCGCAGTTGCGGGCACTCTCGCCGGATGAACAATTCGAGACGCTGGCCGATCGCATCCGGGCGCTCAAGGATCCGGCCGACCGGGCGCGGGCCGCGGTGGAACTGTTCGGCAAGGCGGGTGCCGACCTCTTGCCGATGTTCGAGGAAGGGGCGGAGGGCATCCGCCAGTTGCGCGAGGAGGCGCAGCAACTCGGCGCCACGCTAACCGGCGAGCAGGCACAGGCGCTCGCGGAAGCCGACGACGCGATTAAGCGCATGGAGCAAGCCTGGGCGGGCGTGGCTCGGACATTAACCGCGCAGGTTGCCCCGGCGCTCACCACCGTCTTTGACAAGACGACGAAAATTCTTTCGCAAAAGGGCGCCGTGCTCGAGCTCGCGGAGGCGTGGGCCAAGATCGCCGCCGGCCCGCCGCAGACCTTGCCGATGCGGCTCGGTCGCGCCTTGTTCGGCGAGGAGGCCGCTGCGGCGCCCGTGACCTCGACCGGCACCGGACTGCCGCCGGGAGGGCGCAATCGCACGCCGTTCGTGCCGGGATTCGAGGAAGCGGCAACCGCCGCAGCGAAGGCGAGCAAGGCCAGCAACGATTACATGCGCGGCCTTGAGGAAATCGCGATTTCCGTATCGCGGATCACCGTCTCGGCCACGGAAGAACTCTACCGGGAGATGGACGCAGCCACGCAGACGGCGACGGATAAGGCGCTGGCTGAATGGACGGAGTTCGATTCGCAGATCAATGAACTGCTGCGCACTGGCCGCATCAGTCAGGATCAGGCCAACGAGCGCATCGCGGAGAACGCCAAGCAATACCTCGAGGAGGTGCAGATCACGGCGCAGAAGATCCTGCCGCCGGAGGTGCGCGCCGAGCTCGACGTGTTCTGGGAAGAAGCAGCACGGAACACGCAGAACATCATCGCGGATACGCTCATCAGCGGGTTCGACGATGGCGTGGACGGCATGCTGCGCAGCTTCGCGCAGATGCTCGCGCAGATGGCCGCGCAGGCGATTGCCGCGGACATCGCCGGGGCGATCTTCGGATCGGGCAAGAGTGGCGGCAGTGGGACAGGATGGTTCGACATCGCGAAATCGTGGTTCTCCGGATTCTTCGAGTCCGGCGGCTTCATCGCGCCGGGGCAATTCGGCGTCGTGGGTGAGTCCGGACCCGAGATCGTCCTGGGCGGGCGCACCGGGCAGACTGTGATTCCGATGCAGCAGGCGGCGCCGGCGCCGCAAGTGAACCTGCGCAACATCAACGCCTTTGATTCCGGCGTGATCCGCGACTACCTGGTATCCGCCCAAGGCGAGGAGGTGTTGCTCAACTTCATCGAGCGCAACGGGACGCGCGTGCGCTCGGCGAGCGTGGGCGGATGATCTGGCCGTTCCAGCCGGCCGACACGATGCTCGAGGGCGTCGAGCACACGACCGATGCGCTGCGGGCCTTCTCGCAGGAACAACGGATCCAACTCGTCGTGACGCCGCGCCGACGCCTCAATCACGAGTACGTCTTTTCCTCGCCGCGCGCCTACGAACGGGCCCGCCTGATGATGCGCGGCGTGCATCCGGGCGCCTTCGACGTGCCGGACTGGTCCTCGTTCCCGCGCCTCGTGACGGCGGTCGCCGGGGCGACATCATTGACGTTCGACAACACCTCGCCGGAATTCACCGCGGCGATGGATCTGTGCGTCTGGCAGGACAACGAGACGTATGAGGTGTTGTCGGTGACGAGCTCGAGCGCGGGCGGCCTCACCCTTTCCTCGCCGCTGGCCTTCGACTACCCGGAAGGCCACGTCCTGCGACTCCTCGAGTGCGACTCCCAGACCGGCCTTGATGCCATGCACCCGGCGGGGCCGCATCGTACCGGCTCCGTCGAATGGCTCTGCCATACCGACACGCTGGCGACCGAGGACACCGGCGACTTCGGCACCTACCGCGGCGACTATCTGCTCGATGACTGTCCGGAGGTCGGCGAGGTCGCGCTGCCGGAATACGTGCGGCACCTCTTCAACACCGTCGACAACGGGATCGCCCGTCCCTTTCGGGACACCGCCCTCGAGCACCCATCCGAAACCCTCGGCCTCGCCTGGCAACCGCTGACGCGGGCCGACTCGTGGGCACTGCGCCGCAAGCTCCTCGCGCTCCGTGGCCGGCAAAAGGCGTTCTGGGTGCCGACGTTCAACAATGCGCTCGAGCTCGCCGCCACCGCGACCGCAGGCAGCAGCACCGTCGTCGTGCGGGAGATCGGCCTGCAGGTCGGGTTTGCCGATGACCAGTGCGACATCTTTTTCCGGCTCACGAGCGGCACGACGATCGCGCGGCAAGTGACGACGATCACGCCGGGCAGCGGGATCGAAACGCTCACGCTCGCCACGCCGATGCCATCGACCGTCACGGCCGCGGACGTGGCGTCCTTTACGACCCTGCACCGCATGCGGCTCGCGCAGGACCGTATCGAATGGCTGCATAGGCCGGTGGTCGGTCCTAAGGTCGTCGTGGCTGCGCAAGAGGCGCCGGTGCCGTCGTGACCTACGCCGCGCATGAGGTGAGCGAGCAACTCGGCGCCCCGGTCGAACTCTACGAGTTCTACCTCGAGAACGTCACGCTCCGTTACACCTCGGCCGAGGTCGACATCGTCCACGACAGCAACACCTACACGAGCGAATCGATCGAGCGCACCGAGATTGCACTCTCGGTCGAGCAACCGCGCAACGCGATCACGCTCAAGCTGCCGCGCAATAATTCGGTGGCCGATCTGTTCCGGATCTCGCCGCCGGATGACCCGGTGGGACTCATCGTCAAGCGACTGCACCGGGGCGATACGGAAGTCGCCGTGGCATGGGTCGGTCGCGTGTTGAATTGCTCGTGGGCGGATACCAGCACGGCGACGATGGCCTGCGAACCGGCCTCCATTTCGGTCAATCGCAACGGGCTCGGCCGTTACTACCAGGTCCCCTGTCCGTATGCGCTTTTCAATGCGGCGGATTGCAAGGTCGACAAGGCGGCATTCACGCATGCGACGACGATCACGGCGATCGATGGACTCACGGTCACGGCGGCGTCAAAGGACGCGACGGACCCCTATCCCGGCGGGTACATCGAATTCATTACCGGCTCGCCGTCAATCGCCGAGCGGCGACTGATTACGGCGGTGAGCGGTCTTGTGTTCACGCTGTCGAGGCGGTTTTCCTCGGCACTCATCGTCACGAGTGCGGTGAGTCTTCTGCCGGGCTGCGATCACACGATGGCGACCTGCGACGGTGTCTACGCGAACAAGCTCAACTACGGCGGATTCGTCGGCATGCCGAAGAAAAACCCCTTCCTCGGAACCCCGGTCTATTGAGGGCGCGCCGTGTATTGGTGGGTAAAGCTGATCATCATGGTGGTAGCGTCGTACATCGGTGCGGCGCTCGCCCCGAAACCACCGCAGCCGAAACCCGCCGGACTCGACAAGCTCGACGTTCCGCAGGCGGATGAGGGCCGCGCGATCGGCATGGTATTCGGCCACGTCATCATCAAGGCGGCGACGCTCGCGTGGTTCGGCAACCTCACCACCGAGAAGATCAAGGTCCGCACCGGCAACATCTTCGGCCATACCAAGTCCACGGTCGGATTTCGCTACAAGATGGGGCTGCACTTCGCCCTCTGTCGCACGCTCGACCGGCTGGATGAGATCATTTGTGGCGAGCGCGTCGCCTGGCGCGGGCCGCTCGCGGCGAGCGGCGAGAGTTATATCGGGCAGTGGGATCTGTTCGGCGGCGACAAGCGCGAGGGCGGCATCCAGGGCTATTTCGATTTCATGCTCGGCGATGCCGCGCAGGATCAGAACGCTTACCTCGTGACGCAATTGAGCGACCTGATCCCGGCCTACCGCGGCGTGGTGTCGGTGGTGTTCAAGGGCGGGCGCGTCAGCGCCAATAGTCCCTACATCAAGCCATGGTGGTTCCGCGGCGAGCGCATCTACACGACGCACGACGAGTCCGAGCAGTGGTACTCGGCCAAGGCGGCCATTCCGATTCCGGAGGGCTCGATTCCGATCCCGCCGGTGCTGATCACCTACGGATCTTTCGACGTCAACGCGCTCACGAACGCCGCAACGACCTCGGACGGCATGAAAGCGGTCGCCGCCTACGATCTGCAGGCGAGCGTTTACGGGGCCATTCAGACCAATGATGTCGTGTATCTGTTCCCAAGCCAGGGCGGTGCCTATTTGGGGTTGTCCTACT